TACGGTGTAGACGTTTACGTTTCTAGCAACGCTCCTACTCTGGAGACTGCTGCTCAGAACGCTGGCGGTTCTATCGACGTTCGTGGTTGCTTGTTCTTCCACAAGGACGCTCTGGTTATGGCCGAGCAACTCGCTGTACGTTCTCAGACACAGTACAAGCAGGAATACCTGTCTACGCTGTTCACGTCTGACACTCTGTACGGTGTTGAGACTTACCGTCCTGAAGCTGGCTTTATCATCGCCATCGCTGACGAGTAAGATACTCACTCTGGGGGTCTATATGGCCCCCTTTTCCTTTTGCTCGTTTTTCTTGGAGTAGGTAATGGCAACAACTATTAAACTGAAAAATGGATCAGGAGTGCCTACGACTGGCGATCTAGTCCAAGGCGAACCTGCATTTGATCTTACTAACAAAAGACTGTACACAGAAGACTCTGGCGGTACAGTTATTGAGATTGGCACAACACCAACGTCTTTGAACACTACAGGCACAGTTACGTTTGGTAGCTTGTCTGACGGTACAATTACAGTTACAGCGTTTGTTGACGAAGATGATATGTCTTCTGACAGCGCAACCCTTATTCCTACGCAGCAATCTGTAAAGGCTTACGTTGACTCACAGGTTGCTTCAGCCGACACACTGGCAGAACTTACAGACACTAACATTACGACACCCGCTGATGGCGCATTGTTGTTTTACGACACTGGTACTTCTACTTGGATTGACAACGTAGTATCAGGCGACATAACGATTGCTGATACAGGCGTAGCGGCTATTGAAGCTGGCGTAATTGTTAATGCAGATGTTAATGCCAGTGCGGCTATTGATGTATCAAAGACTGCTTTGACGGCAGGGACGGGCTTAACCCTTACGACAAACACCTTGTCGGTTGATGCGGCACAGACCCAGATTACTTCTGTAGGCACTCTGTCGAGCCTTTCAGTATCAGGCACCCTAACCCTTGGTGGCACAGACATTACGTCTACAGCGGCTGAATTGAACATCCTAGACGGTGTTACGGCTACGGCGGCAGAGTTAAACATTTTAGACGGCGTAACTGCTACAGCGGCAGAACTAAACATCCTTGATGGTGTCACTAGTACAGCGGCAGAAATCAATCTGTTAGACGGTGTTACAGCTACAACAGCAGAGCTTAACTATCTTGACGTTACAACAGTCGGATCAACAGAAGCATCTAAGGCCGTAACAACAGATGCTAACGGAGTAGTGACGTTTAACGATGGTGTATCAGAAAAGTACGAAGCTGTTACATCTAGCTCAAACTCTACGACTGTAGACCTTCAGACCAGCACAAACTTCAGCCACACGCTGACAGAAAACACTACGTTTACGTTTAGTAACTCAGCGGCTAGCGGCAACGTATCTGCGTTTACGTTAAAGATTGTGCAAGACGCTAGTGCTTCTGGTTATACAGTGACTTGGCCTGCGTCAGTAAACTGGCCTAGTGCTACAGCGCCTACGTTGACGGCTACGGCATCAGCAATTGATTACTTTGTATTTATTACCCATGACGGTGGTACTAACTGGTACGGGTTTACAGCGGGGCAAGCGTTCGGATGAGTCTAGCTTCTAGAAAGTTAATTCAGGCTACTGCTGGTGCCGCTGGTGCTGGTGAAGCTGTTGACGATGACTTTGCCAATGTTGTCCTGTTGCTAGACGGTGATGGTACTAGCGGTGATGACAACAACACCTTTACTGACTCGTCTACCAACGGCTTTACGGTTACTGAGACTGGCTCTGTAGTACAGGGTAGTTTTAGTCCGTATGGAGATAACTGGTCTAATTATTTTGATGGATCTAGCTACTTATCAGTCCCAGACAGCACAGACTTTGACTTTGGTACTGGAGACTTTACTTGGGAAGCGTGGATACGAACTACAGTCAACGTAAACTATCAGAGTGTTATAGGAAGTTATTTAAGTAACTCAGCTACATGGGGAATTCATACAAACTCCAGCGGAACCATTACATACTTTACTGCTGGCACAACTATTTATACTGGAAGCACTGTAGTTACAGACGGTGAGTGGCATCATATTGCTATATCACGTTCTGGAACATCAATACGTTTGTTTGTAGACGGCGTTCAAGATGGATCTACTGGGACAAACTCAACAAATATAGCCAACAGTGCCGAAGTCAGAATAGGAAGTTTTAACATTGGTGATTTCCGTTACTTTACTGGTTATATTTCAAATGTTCGGGTTATAAAAGGCACTGCTCTTTATACATCAGCGTTTACTCCGTCTACTTCACCACTAACCGCTGTAACAAATACACAGCTATTAATTTCTCAGTCAAACAGATTTGTCGATAATAGCTCTTCCAGTAGAACAGTAACCGTAAATGGCATACCCAAAGTAACCCCGTTCAGTCCGTTCAAGGATGATGACGCAAGGGACATAACGACTGATGGTGGGTCTGCGTACTTTGACGGTTCTAGTTATTTAAGCACTCCTAACGACACTGCTTACAGACCTAACACAGGCGCTTATACGGTTGAGGGTTGGTTTTACACAACAAAAAGCACAACTCAAATACTGTTTGACGCACGGCAGACAGGGAACACTGACCAAAGAGTTACATTTTGGGTAACTAATGGGGATGACTTAAATTATTGGCATGGTACTGGGACAAGCACATCATCCAATGTTTTTAACACGGGAGAGTGGGTATATATAGCGGCGTCCAGAGGCAGTGGAACAACGGAAATTTACGTCAACGGCACAAGAACAAAAAGTTTTTCAGACTCTACACAGCTATACAACTTCAGACCGTATTACGGGGCTAGGTGGGACGCTGGAGCAAAATTAGATGAAGGCTATCTTGCAGATTGGAGAATTACGGTAGGAGAAAAACTGTATACAGGCGCAACCATGACAGTTCCTACTGCCCCTATAGGGCTTCATTCAAGTACAGATTCTTATTTAGCCTTCCAAGACGCTGGCATCTACGACCTATCAGGCACCAGCAACCTAGATACTGTAGGTAACGCTCAGATTGACACAGCCGTTGTTAAATACGGCACGGGGTCATTGGAGTTTGATGGCACTGACGATTATATAGAAGCGTCTTATGTAGGCGACTTATTTGACTTTGACACAGCAGATTGGACTATGGAGTGTTGGGTTTATTTGCAAACTGACTCTGACAGTAGGGGCGGCATTATAGAAATCTATAAGGATGACAATAATTATATAAGGTTATTTAGAGATTCTGGCCCAGACATTCAGTTAAGGGGAGTAAGCGGAGGTACAACCCAGTTTGATATTCAGTCTTCGGCTCAAAGCCAAAATACATGGATTCATGTTGCTGGTGTTCGTGACGGATCGACAATAAGGTTGTTTGTAGATGGTACTCAGGTAGGCACAGATGCTTCGTTTTCAATTCCCGATTTATCGGACGCAAGGGTTGTTGTTGGCTTAGATTTGGCAGGAACAGATAGATATTTTACGGGTTATATAGACGATCTTCGTATCACCAAAGGCGTAGCCAGATACACCGCTAACTTTACACCGCCTACTGACGCACTACCCAAGTTTTAAGAGGAGACAAATATGTTATTTGTTGAAGTGGCTACTGGAACGCCAAAAACAAAAATCCAGTTACAACAAGAAAACAAGCATATGTCTCTGCCTTCATCGTGGACTGATGCAACGCTGGAAGCCTTGGGTGTAGCACGGGTAACAAAGACTGCGGCACCTGACGTTGGCGAATGGCAAGTGGCTATTAAAGATGGCGTAGAGCAAGTCGATGGTGTATGGCGTGAAAAGTGGGTAACTCAAGAGATGTTTACTGAGTACACAGCCGAAGACGAAGAAGGCAATGCTGTCACCTACACTGTACAGGATCAAAAGGACGCCAAGACTGCCGCTGACAATGCCGCCCTAGAAGCCACAGAACGCTCTACACGGGACAATCTGTTGAAGGCTACAGACCACTACGGGTTGTCTGATGTAACCATGTCAGAGGCTATGACAACGTACAGACAGGCTCTGCGTGACGTGCCACAGCAAGAAGGGTTTCCACAGACTATCACATGGCCTACGAAGCCAGAGTAATCTATGGACCCGTTGTCACTGGTTGCTATGGCGTCTACTGCGTTCAAGGGCGTACAAGTCCTTGTTGACAGAGGCGCTGAGTTTGAACACGTAGCAAAGAAGCTAGGCCAGTGGTACACGTTTGTTAGCGACTTGAAGGAAGCAGAAAGGGAGATAGAAAACCCACCGTTGTTCAAGAAGATGTTCGACGGTAACTCTGTAGAAGAACAGGCGCTGAATGCTGTCATAGCTAAGAAGAAGATAGAAGAACAAGAAAAACAAATCAGAGAGTTGATTACGTGGGCTTACGGAACAGAAACCTACGCTGAGATGATCCAGATGCGTCGAGACATCAAAGCTAAACGTGAACAACTAATATACAAACAGAGGCGCAGACAAAGACGTATGTTGGACGTGTCAGCAGTAATCATGGGACTAATGGTTTCTGGTGGGGTTGTCTGGTTTACTGCCAACTTAATTCAGGGGTTTAGCAATGGATGAGTCCGCAAAGCAAGTTGTTGACGTAATGAGCGTAGGAACTATGTTAGGTACTATTAGTGCAATTCTTCCTCCTATATCTGCCACCTTTACTATTATCTGGGTAGGCATCAGGATATGGGAAACCGATACAGTCCAAGGCTTGTTTGCAAAGAAACGCAAGCGTGACGCTAAAGGTCGGTTCGTCAAGGAAGACTGAGGTATGTGGACTGCACTCATAGGCCCAATCGCTGGACTCGCTAAGACTTGGCTCAACAACAAGCACGAGCAGTCACAAGCCAAACACGTAGCTAAGATGGAAGTCATCAAGAACACAGCTACGTGGGAACAAGAGATGGCTGCTGCTAGTGCAACCTCGTGGAAAGACGAGTGGTTTACTGTGGTACTGTCGATGCCCCTGTTGGCTGTGTGTTACGGAGTGGCTATGGATGACTTGAGTATTATGCAACGGGTAGGTATGGCGTTTACTGAGCTAGACAAGCTACCTGATTACTACCAGTACTTGCTTTACGTAGCAGTCACGGCCAGCTTTGGTATACGTGGTGCTGACAAGCTAATGCAGATGAAGGGCGGTAAGTAACCTATGCCTGTTAATACTATTTCTAATCTTCTTGGTGCTGCTCAGCAATCATTAGCTGATCCAGAAAAAACACAACGCCGCGAAGAAATAAACGATCTTTACCAAAAGTATTTGGGCAGAGATGCAGAGCGTGCTGGTCTTGATTATTGGATGCGCGAGGGACAGTACTCTGATCTTGCTCCGTTGACTCTTGCTGAAATTGAGTGGAACATTGCTAACTCTCAAGAAGCGCAAGACTTTACTGCTGTTTCTGAACTAGACATCTTTGAAGACACTACTGCTGATGACACCACTGCTGATGACACCACTGCTGATAGTTTTGATCAAGCGCAAAGCACAATTCTTGAGGATTTTTATGCTCAGGAAGGACAAACAATAACAGGGCCAAGAGGCAGAGAAGTTCCCGTTACTGAGGATATGTTACGGCAACAGCTTCAAGGTGAATTGATTGCCGCCCAAAACTTTAATTATGTCCCGTATGGCTCTATTGACCCTGATGATTACGAAACAGATCAATATGGCAATGTCATTGTTAGGGTAGATGAAACATTCGGCCCTCAAGCGGCTAGTGGTGATGCTCTTGGGTTTTCGTTTTCTGACAAAGATGCGGCAAATAAGCTATTTGGCGGTCAAGCCGATCAAGTTGAATCTGTAATTCGTGACTATAACTCTCAAATTTACGCTATTACATCAGGTGCCGCAGAGCTAGGGCTTACACTTCCAGAAGCGGATCAGCAAAGATTAAGGCAACAAGCTCAAGAAATGTATCCAAATGCGTCCGAAGCAGAGCTTCAGTACGTTTACAAGCAATTAGTCAAAGACGAGCTAGGTATAGATGATTTCCAAGCAGAAAAAGTAAGGCTTTCTGAAGAAAGAGACAATGTTTTAGCTGGGTATGGTCTTGACATTGCAACAATGGGCGAACGTGCTGGGCCTCAACAAACTCTTGCGGGTACTTACGAGCTTAACCAAGGACAAACTACATACACGATAAATGCAACTACTGGTGAGATTACTACCTACACCAAGCCTACGAATGCTGCTTTTAAAACCGCTTTTGCTGTTGCGGTAGGGGCAATATTTACAGGCCCATTAGCAGGCGCAATCGCAAGTGCGACAGTGGCAAGCGCGGCGGCCGCAACTGCGGCGGCTTCTGGAATTGTTAACTCTGCAACCCAACTAGCAATGACTGGCAACCTTAATGTAACTCAGGCTTTGTCAGCGGCGGTTACGGGGTATTTGAACCCTAGCGCTTCTGCAGACATTATGTCCAATCCAGATGTTGCAAGCCTTACGCAACAAGTAAGTGATACTGCTTTCAATGAAGTTACTGGCTCGCAAATAATTGGTGAGCTTACAAACGCTAGTGCCAACTCAGGCGCTGTTGTAGACGCAATTTCTCAAGCGGTTGGCGCTGCTGCTACCAATGCAATATTTGGCGGTGATGAAGGCGTAGCTTCAGACGCCACTGCGGCTGATGATGAGCTTGGCATTAAAAATGACGACGGCACTACTACTTACTCCATATATAACTTGCCGTCCATTTACAGCGTTCTTGAAAGCGGCGATGTAGTACACACTGAGTCTGGAACCGTCATGGTTACTCGTGATGAGTATGACGTTAGTCCCTACGGAATAAGAGTAACTTTCCCGCCTTATGTTCCTAGTGATAGCGATGCAGGTGGCGGCGGTGGTGGAGGTGAAGACGCTTCTGCTGCTGGCGGTGATGCTGCTGGAGGTGCTGATGCAGGAGGCGCTGCAGGTGGTGACACAGGTGGTGACGCAGGTGGTGACGCAGGTGGTGACGCAGGTGCAGAGGGCGGCGACTCAGGTGCCGCTGGTGATGCCGGGGCAGGCGCTGGAGCTACAAGTCAAGGAGGCTTTGAGCCTAACACAGGGTCTACCGGCACTGCAGGAGGCCAGTACGTAGTTGTTGATCAAACCGAAGACGGGAAGTGGGTTGTAAAAGACACAGCAGATGGTGACGTCTGGGTCGTTGAAGGTAACTACGAAGTAGGCGACGTTATTCCTGAGTCTGATATGGGTGCAGCTACAAGAGGCGATGGCACCCTAGTTACAGGAACCGCACCTAAAGACCCTGTTGGTTGGATTTGGGATGCAACAGGTGAAATCTGGAATCCCGTATACCAAGACGACGAGATTCCTGACGACGCAATCGTTGCTCCTACATCAACTAAACCTACAGAACCTCCTCCTCCCGTACCACCCGCAGGGCAAGTACTGTCTGTTTTTTGTGACGGAGACGACAAAATAACTACGGTTGCTGACGGCAAAGGCGGCAGTAACTCTTCTATACAAGCAGGGGGCTGTAAAGACGGTAAGCCCGTAACAACCACAGATACTGTGACAGGTCTGCTAGGTGACTTTATAGACGCTGCTAGTACTGTTGTTGATACTAAAGGAAACGGGGAAGCTGGTACAGGTGATACCGGAGGCGGTGGTGATACCGGAGGTGCGGCTGGAGGTGACACCGGAGGCACTGGAGGCACTGGAGGCACTGGAGGCACTGGA